TTTGGGTCTAGTTCCATAAGCCTAGCAATACGACCGTTCTTTTCAGCAGCGATCAAAGTCGTGCCGGAACCACCAAACGAGTCGAGGACTATGTCGCCACCCTTAGTATTGTTAAGCATCTGGTACTCAAATAACCCCACTGGCTTCATTGTTGGGTGTTCACCGTTTCTAGATGGTTTATCAAACTCAAGGATGGTTGTCTGTTTGCGGTCAGAAGCCCACAAATGGCCCGATCCTTCCTTCCAGCCATACAGGCAAGGCTCATGCTTCCAATGGTAGTCTTGCCTCCCCATAACCATCGTAGACTTCTTCCAAATTAGGCACTGACGAACAGTCCAGCCCGCATCCTTGGCCGCACCCCGAAAGTTGTATCCCTCTGAGTCGGCGTGCCAAATATAGAAAACTGCCCCTGGCTTCATAACCATATCGGCAGCAGTGTACGAGTCACGCAAGAATTGCCTAAACTGATCATCCTCCATCGAGTCGTTCTTGATGGTTAAAGCGTCCTTCGTCTTGCCTTCATATGCCACATTATACGGGGGGTCGGTTAGCCACATATCCACAAGTTGGCCGTCGCACAGTTTCTCTAAGGCGTCTATGCTAGTAGAGTCTCCGCACATCAATCGATGCTTACCGAGCCTGTATATATCCCCAGGCTTGGTCTTAGGCTCCTCTGGAACCTCTGGCACTTCATCTTCATCTGTAAGCCCTTCGGTAGGCTTTACTGGGTCTAGCAGGTTCTTTAGTTCGTCAGCATCAAAGCCGAGGATGTCTAACGCAAAGCCGTCTTCCAGCAGGTCGTTCAACTCAATAGTAAGCAACTCATTGTCCCAGCCAGCGTTTAGAGCCAGTCGGTTGTCTGCAATGATATATGCCTTGCGCTGGGTCTCGGTTAGGTGTTCTAGGCGTATACAAGGAACCTCGGTCATCCCAAGTTTCCTAGCAGCCATAATCCTGCCGTGGCCAGCAATGATGATGTCGTCTTTGCCTATCAGGACTGGGTTATTGAACCCAAACTCCTTGATAGATCCGGCCAGTTGAGCCACCTGCTCTGGCGAGTGTGTTCTTGAGTTCTTAGCATAGGGGATTAGTTTCTCTATGCCGATTTGCTCGATTTTGTGTGCGCCCTGCATTGAGTCCTCGTTGGGTTGCTCGGTACTGAATAATTATACAGTAGTTTTGCTTGATACTGCTTTGCACATTTCTACAAATTTTTCTTGGTCATACTTGTTTTTACACATATTGACCATGCTATGAACCCACTGAACATTGTCTATTGAATAGCCCTTCTTGCTATCAACCCTGTCTAGGCTTGCGGTTTCTGAAAGGTAATCTTTTGAAATGTCCCAGCCAGTTAAGGCGCACTTGCCATCAAAGATAGAGAACATCTGCTCAATAGATAGATCCCAACCGATTGATCTACTTTTTGCTGATTTTCTAAACTTGTTGAAGAGCCTTTGTTGGCCTCCGACTGGACGATTAGAGTTGAAAGACTTGTCTTTAGATGTACACAATTTGCAACGCCAGTCATTTAACTCGCTTTGCTTTGCGTGATCTTTCCTTGTATACGGCTGCTCCTTGCCACACCCAGAACAAGTAGAACACCACCTACCATCAAGTCGTTTATAAATCCCAATGTCTTGATCGTTAATGTTTCTGTAGTCGGGTTTGCAACTAGAGCAAACGCCCCTGTTAAGCATCTTTAAACAGTTGGCCTTCGTCGAGTAAGACTGAACTTTCCCGCATAAGCAGGTAGCCACCCATCTTCCGTTACTAAGCGATACTCGTAAATCCTGAATTGGCAACATAGGCAATCGGTAACATACCATTTAACATGATTGCCATTATAGTCCATTTTACCTTGTCCGACCAGTACGCCGCAGACATCTTTCCTTTAGCGATGTTCTGGGCGTGGCGGGCTTTAAATGACTTCCTACGGGCTTTGTTTGCTTCGGACTCACCCTTCTTAGCAGGGGAACCAGAAACGCCTTGTTGCCCGAATCTGATGGTCTTAACCTTGTCGTTTTCTTTAGCGACTACTACATGAGACTTAGTAGGGTGGTTTGGCGTTTTTTTTGGTTTGTTGTAGCCGGAGACACCTATGCGCTCAAGGATCTTAGCGGCCTCACGGATCTTCATTTCTTCTTCGCAGCTCTCATGTTGTCAATTAAATTTGGCCAGGGCCGTCCAGCAGACTTGGCCATAGCCTTTGCAGACTTCTTTTCTTTAGGCGACAGAGCGTCAGGTTTACCCAGACTTTTAGGCCGTTTCTTGTCCCAGATGGCTTTCATTTCTTTTTCTCCGGCAGCTTCTTCATAGACTTCTGGCCTTCTTTGACGTACTCTTTGGCCACTTTCTGAGGTACTCCGAGCTTCTTAGCCATCTTTGGGTCTTTAGCGGCTGCGTACATAAAACGAGCCTGGGCTTTGCTTGCAAACGGCATAGTCACTCCTTTGGGTGGGCGGGTGTGTGCAACGACCGGATCTCAGGATTCGGTAGTTCCCGCCCAAGTTGTTAATCTTCGTATTCTTCCATCGGCTCCCAAGCGTCACAGACGTTCTTGTCGAAACACTTGAACTCGAATTGTTCGCAGAAAATCTCGCCTTTCTTCAGGCCGCAGTTTTCCAGTTTCTTGCCGTACTCGCAGTTCCCGCAGGTCTCTTCGGACTCGGCTGGGCCGTAATTGGCCACCAGAATAGCCTTCTGCTTATTGCCTTTATTGATGGTCTCGTCTTGAGTCGCCAGGGGACATTCGCTCTCTAGGAGTCCGTCACCTTTCATCATCTCAGGATCTTTACCTAGCAAGCCAATTAGAATTGTTGGGCCTTTCATTTGCATCCTTAGAAAAGGAGAGGGCCAGCCTTGTGAGCCAGCCCTCAAAGCCCCTGTGAGGGCAAGGAGAAGTGGGCGCAATGTCCCACCCCCTTTATATCACCTTTTTACTTATCCTGCAATGGTGTACACAATGTATATACATAAACCTTGCGTGGCCCCAAAGAGTTGGTAGCGTCGACCTGTTCTTTAACTACTTTGCCTTGTTTGACGAATCGCACCAGGCAGGACGAGATGTACGCCCGCTTCATGTTGGTCATCTCCTCGATTTCACGGGAGGAGATTGGTTTGTCGGACAGGCATCCGAATACAGTTGAGCAGCTCATTCGCTTCCTTTCAGGTTTAAGTCAATTGCCCAGGCTTTGAGGTTTTTTGCGTCTTCCTCGATTTCTTTAGCCAGAACCAGGATCTCGGCCAGCCTTAAGTTGTCAGGCGTGTGGGCGTTAGCCAAGAACTCGTTTAGTTCTTTGGTGGCGTGTTTGATGTTAATTAGGTAGATGGCGGGATCGGTCATTTTGCGGTTGCGATAGTGTAGAAAATGTTAGAGGCGGCAAGGATAAGCCAAAGACACCACCACATCCAGCCAGCGTCGTTAGCCCACAATAAGTATGCGGCAATAAATGAAATCATGTGTTCTTCTCCTTTAGTTTGTCCTCGATGGCCCAGACGAACTCCAAGAGTTGATCGTCAGTGAACTGCCACTTTCCAAAGTCGTTTAACACGCCCTTTTCGTCAGCCAGATCAAAAATGTCTTCTGTGTTCATTTCTTCCCCTTGTTAAATGGATTGTTGTAAAACTCATTGAAATTCCATGCGTAGACATTCTCTTCAAAACCGGCTGTCTTCCCGTTCCTCGTCCCCTTCTTGCGCCCAACGGAGAGCCTGTTGTCCATAACCATTTGCTTCAAGGCTTTCTGGGCGTTGTTCCTCGTCAGGCCCGTCCTCTCCCTGAAGTCTTTTAGGGTGAAAGTATCTGCTTGGGAAATATCCATCTTTATCAATCTCAAAGTTGTAGAACTCTACTTCTGGGTACTGACACCGGCTCTGTTTAACCATCCGAGCTTGGTACTCCTTCGTACAGTCGGTGCAGAACCCAGCCCTGGGGGAGGAGCCTCTGGCCGCTTGAGCCCAAGCCTTAAACTCCTCCTGTGAGTTAAAGCAACGGGGAAACTCCCCGTCGAACTCTAACTTCACGCCAACTCCGCTTTGCGCTTGTCCTTAACCTCGGTAATTCGTTTGAGACTGTCTTCGTCTTTAAACGCCCGTATAGCGGTTTCATACAAAGTCTTTAGAAGTGGCATTGTCTGGGCCTTAGAGATTGCATCTATCATCCTGTCAATTTTTGCGTCTTGACTCTGCTGAGAAACAGCGTTCTGGACTTCGTTAGCAGAAGCGAACTCTGACCCACCAAACCCCAGAGCCGCTAAAGCCCGACCTATGCAGCTCGTCTCCGCATTTTCGAGGGCAGATGTAGAGTTAATCTGAGAGGACTTGCGGAACTCCTCTGCGTGGCCGGTGGCTAGGATGCGGCCCTCCTCGTTAGAGATTTCGCAGCGCATGACCACATACTCCTCTGTTCGGTCTTCTACATGGGTCTCGATGGCCCACAGAGGATGCTTCTCACGGAACTGCTGGACTCGCAGGGCAACGGTCATGTACTCCTTGCCCCGAATGTTGACGATACCTGTATTCATAACTTCTCCATTGCTAGTTTGGTTGATAGAAAAATTGACTTGCCTTCACTTCTATACCACTTATAAAAACGCCAGAACTTCATAGCATCACCATCCCAATAAACAAGCAGATCATGGCGATGTAACCCAGAACCTGCATCCAGATAGGATCAGGGTCGTTTTTCATGTCTTCCCAGAACTTACGCATTTTTGTCTCCCCACAAGGCTTTTACGGAATCGGCGATCCAGTCAGTGTGTTCGCCAGCGTGATCGAGGTCTAGCGTAGAGATGCCAGACTCAATCTGGTTAGCCAAGAGCAACATCTTCTTAGCAGAGTCACGGAGGCTATCGGCGATGTTACCGGCCATCTCTTCCCTCTCTTGCTCTGCTTGTTCCTGCGCTCTGTGCCACATTTCTAGTGATGCTGTGTTTGCGTCATACCCGTATACATAAGACATTTTCTTCTCCTTGTTGTTGGACTGCATGAGTAGAACTATACAGACAAATATGCAGTATTACCCAAGCAAAATACTCAACATTTATACTTGTTGTATATTTGCTACATGAGTCCAACCCAGAGAAGCCTAGCCTACCTCCGAGATCAGGGGATGATCCCGTGGATCTGTGAGTACTGGAACTCCTTTAGCCGTAAGCGTGTAGACCTCTATGGGTGTATAGATCTACTGGCCTTGGGTAACGGTGAGACCTGGGCCGTCCAGACAACCTCAACTGGGGTGTCAGCTCGGATTAAAAAGATTCGTGAGAATGAGGCGTTTCCTATCATGTTGGCTTCTGGCTGGCGTGTTTTTGTTCACGGCTGGCGTAAGAACTCCAAGGGCAGATATGTTCAGCGAATTGTGGAGTTGACAGCGGACGGAGATGTGGAGTAGAGTCGTAACTGTCATCGGTGTGGCAGCCGGTGGAACAAAAGTGTTAAGCATCAGTAAGCCCATATAAGTCTAGGGCGTGTGTAGAGTAGTAACTGATGAGTTTTGGCTTGACACCTCATTTGTTCCTATTCTGCTCATGCCAAGAGCCACGCTCTAGTCTTATGTGGGCTTTTGCATTTCCGATGGCCGGCAAGACGCTCGTTAGTTGTGGGTTTGAATCGACCGCCCGTCAGAAAAGACACCTAGCGTTTACACCCTACGTTTAGGTCTGAGCCTGTCTACGAGGGACTCAGGTAGTTCACAGGGCATGCGGTGGAGACAAACCTGTGGATGAAAGAATCGTAGCCTTATGGGGTATCTAGGGAATGTTTATTAAGGTTGCAAAGAGTTGGTTCCTGGGATCTGGTGGGCTTCCACCCTTGGGGAACCTATGAGTAAAATATGTAGACAAGTGTTATAAAGGAGAAGATATGGAAGACTTTGAGAAGTTCTGGAGGGCATACCCAAGAAAAGTAGCCAAGGGCGAAGCAAGAAAAGCCTGGAGCCAGACAGAGAAGATAAGACCCCCAGTAGAGAAGATCATCAAAGCACTAGAACTAGCAAAGCAACAAGACCAGTGGAGAAAAGACGGTGGGATATTTATTCCTCACGCAGCCACATGGTTACGAGCAGAGAGGTGGGATGATGACTGGGGTGTAGATCTCGGAGAAGATGTAGTGCAAGTCCAAGGCAAGGTAGTCAACTGGTGGGAGACCGCTACAGGAATTGAGAGTAAAGGACTCCAACTCGGACTGCGACCGTCAGAGTTCGATAACTGGCCAAATTTTAAAGCAGAAGTCATGCGTAGAACAATGAAGGCAGCATGAAGTTCATCCTTGACGGCAACCGCCAGACAGTCCTACAGATGGTTGCACAGGCTCCTGACGGCCATTCTGTAGAGATCAAGCCACCTAACAGAACTGCCGACCAGAACGCTCTTTACTGGAAGGAACTCCAGATCCTCGCAGAGAAGACTAACCAGACCGCACCAAACTGGCATGAGTGGTTCAAACGCCGATTCCTACAGCCAGATGTCTTGGAGATCCACGGGGAGGTCATCATGGTATGGCCATCTACAACCAAACTCAGTAAGCAGGAGTTTTCTGAGTACCTTGAATCCGTTTTTTTGTGGATAGCCGAGAATGTACCGGAATAAATACCTATTAGAAGTCGTCAGGGATGCGCCTTGCCAAGCCTGTGGAGCGCAGGACGGAACTGTTGTAGCTGCACATAGCAACCAACTCAGAGACGGCAAGGGAAGGTCTTTAAAGGCCCACGACTACCGCATAGCGGCCCTCTGTCATTCCTGCCATATGGAACTAGACCAGGGCAAGAAGATGGGCAAGGCAGAGCGCATGGAGTTTTGGGAAGACGCTCATAGGTCAACCATTGGATGGTTATTTGAAAATGGCCACATTCTCGTTAAGTAAAAAGTTCGACCCCCAGCTCCATGAGGAGAACGACGGCCCTGCTAAAGATGCCGTTATGAACTACATCTCTACCAGGTGGGGCAAGCAAGTCGAGGAGGGCGGGAAGTATGACGTAGATGTCATCATCCTAGAGTTCGGCAGAGAAGTTGGTTATGCAGAGGTTGAACGACGACATAACTGGGTAAGCGATTTTCCTTACCAGACAGTCCACGTTCCTTACCGAAAGCAGAAGTTCTTTACTTACGACCTGCCAACCTTACTTTTCTCTGTAAAGCAGGACTTAACACAAGCCCTCTGGTGTCGTGGTGATACAATTCTACAAAGCCCTGTAGTTGAGAATCCAAACAAGTATGTAGAGAGCGGTGAGCGGTTCTTTGCGGTTCCGCTACGCCTTTGGAGATTGGTCAATCTATGAAAATTCTAGTAACCGGAGCCGCAGGCTTTTTAGGCTCCCATCTGTGTGATCGTCTAAAAGACTACCAGGTCATAGGTGTCGATAACATGATCGGTGGAGATCCTCTAAACGTCCCGCATCATGTAGACCTACACAGGTTTGACTTATCGAACCTCGATAAACTCACCGATATCATGGACGGGGTGGATCTGGTCTACCACACGGCCTGCACTGCCTACGAAGGACTGTCTGTCTTCTCTCCGTCACTCATCACCCAGAACACCACCCAAATCTCTGTCAATGTAATGACAGCAGCTATACGTTGTGGGGTTAAGCGGGTCGTTCATTGCTCGTCTATGGCCCGCTATGGCGCACAGAAGCCTCCGTTTACCGAGGACACGGAATGCCGCCCACAAGACCCCTACGGGATCGCTAAAGTGGCCGCAGAGATGCTTTTAAAGAACCTAGCAGAGGTTCACGGGATAGAGCTGGTGATCGCCGTACCGCACAACATTATCGGGGCCAAGCAGAAGTATGACGACCCGTTCCGAAATGTAGCCTCGATCATGACCAACCTGATGCTCCAAGGAAGACAGCCAATCATCTACGGTGACGGCTCCCAAATCCGGTGCTTCTCAGACGTAGACGAGGATATCGATATCTTGATGATGCTGGGCTTTGAGGACTGTGCTGGCCATACATTCAACATCGGGCCAGACAAGGGAGAGGTAACGATTTTAGAGTTAGCCCAGAGAATCGCCAGACTCTTAGACTTTGACCTGAACCCGACTTATATGCCTGGTCGCCCCCAAGAGGTCAAACACGCCAACTGTTCCGCAGACAAGATCAGAGACTGGTTTAAATGGGAGCAGAGCGTACCTCTGGACGAGTCTTTAGGGAAGATCATCACCTACATCAGGAACCGTGGCCCCCGCCCCTTCAAATACCACCTACCGATTGAAATAGTGTCACCCCTAACCCCTAAAACCTGGACGCAGAGGTTATTTTGACAGCCATCGTCATATGTACAAATAACTCAGGATGCTTACCCGTCCTGCTGACCTCCATCACCTGTTACGTCCCAGAGTACATCCCAGTCTATTTATCTGGGTCTGGGATCGTTTTACCGAGGCACAGGACTATCAATTCTGAGAACACGGCCAAGAACTTTGGAGATGCCTTCAATGCGGTCTGCAACGAAGCATTTAAGGAACACGAGGACTTGGTGGTCTGTAACGACGACATCGTGTTTATGCCATCGACCTGGCAACGGCTTATGGAAGATGTTGCATTTTTACAACAGAATACCGAAAAGGTGGGTTGGGTGGCTGGACGGAGTGACTACGCAAGGGGCGTACAGAACGTCAGGACTCGCCAGGAAGGAGACCGGCTAATAGGTCTGAGATGGGAGAGCGAACAAAAGATCATCCAGACGGATATCATTGCGCCGTTTTTTGGCTGGGTGTCTAGGGAGGCATGGGTAGACTTCCCGCCGCTAAACTGGTATTCAGACGATGTGCAATGTATAGATATGTCGCTTAAAGGCTACAAGCACTATGTGTCTAGGTCTTATGTGCATCACGCAGGAAGCCAGACATTTGGCAATGACTTTAAAAAGTGTATTGAGGAGGCTAAACCTTGGGTAGAGAAGAACAGGCCAGAGTTAGCGAAAGTCTGGTTCAAGACCTCTTGATGAACTGGGTGTTCTGGTGTCAGTATGGCGTTCTAGGCCCACCAGTTCAAACCCAGGCGGCTTCCGCAGAAGGGGAATACGTCCCAGAGTTGGGGGATGTTTACGACCCGCCAGAACCGCATTTAGAGCCTAACTTCAGGGACGGGGAGCGCATGGAAGAAATCATTTGCACCCTTCCCCAGAACCTGCGTATAATTGTCAAAGCCAAATACATTCAGTACCCGTACCAAGGCCATCACGCCGTAGCTCAGAAGTTGCGTATAAGTGTTGACAGGTTTGAATCTGAACTAAAGAAAGCGAGAAACGAAATATGGAGAAGGTGGAACAGCGTAGCACAGAGTGGTTTGCCCAGCGGTGCGGAAAACTCACAGCGAGTCGAGTCGTAGATGCTCTGGCAACTGTTAAAACCGGAGAGTCGGCTTACCGCCGTAATCTTAAACTTCAACTATTGGCAGAGCGTCTTACTGGTATTCCCACGGTAACGCCTGAGACACCAGCAATGAGGTGGGGGACGGAGCAAGAGCCTCTGGCTAAGATCAAGTTTAGCCAAGTAACTGGACTAACCGTCGAGGAGGCTCCGTTTGTGGAACACCCCCTAATGAAGGGTCTAGGTGCGTCTCCCGACGGCTATACATCGGACGGTGGGCTGGTAGAGATCAAGTGTCCTCAAGGCCCACGGCATATTGAGAACCTTATGTCCGACAGAATCCCGAAGGACTACATTCCTCAACTGCTCTGCCAGTTATCTTGTACGGGAAAGAAGTTCGTCCATTGGGTGAGTTTCCACCCTTTGTTCCCCGATCAAACACAAATCAAGATCATCAAGTTCCAGCCGTCAGAAGAAGAACTCGACGAGTTCGAGGGCAAGGTCTATGACTTCCTGGAAGAACTAAACGACATGGAGGCTAGACTGCGTGGATGAGATTCGCTCTGATAATCGGACTACTGATGATCTACCTCTGCCTGTAGTCCGGTTCCTAAGATCACTCCTTGATCCTGAAGGCTTGGGTTGGGCCGTGAACGCAGAAGTAAGAAAAGAGGCTATAAAACTACTAGGAGAAAAAAGTGGAATTAAAGATAGATACGAATAAGGATAGTGTGGACGAGGCCGTACAGATGCTTATGGCCCCGATCATCTGTGCGAAGCTGGAAGATTTTGCTAATGATCTGCGCCAGATTGATAAGCACACGGAGGAGTTCGATGAGATGACCTTCAAGCGGATCCATTCCTGCTTCTGGGAGAAGTTTGGAGACTATCTTGAGTAGCTGGCTTATTGCGTTTGTAGGGTTTGTCTATCTATACATTGGAGTTGAACAATATCTCAAGGGAAACAGCCCTCTTGGGATTACCTTTGTTGGCTATGCGTTTTCCAACATCGGTCTTTACCTGGCTGCTAAATAGGAGTGTTATATGGGTATCAAGTACGAAGTAGTAGCAAACGGCGGCACTTACACCAACAAGGCCGGTGAAGAAAAGAAACGCTGGGTCAAGGTCGGTGTGGTCATGGAAAACGACCGTGGTATGTCACTAAAAATGGAGTCCATCCCTGTTAACTGGGACGGCTGGGCTATCCTCTCGGAACCCCGTGAGAAGCCTCAACAAGACAGCGATGTCCCCTTCTAGGAGATAACATGATCCTCGATGTCCAAATCTTTATGCAAGCCTGTGGACACGAGCCATCGCACAAGCTCATCAGCCTCTATCACGACCTAGTGCGTGAGGAGGTTGGTGAACTTGAAGAGGCTATGGCTGCGTTTAACGCAAGCGAGACAGAGGCAGAAGAGACCCAGGCGAAAGCAGATGCGCTAGACGCTATCTGTGATTCCATCTGGGTGCTGATTGGCCTTGCAAGAACTATGGATTTGCCTTTAGAAGCCGGTTGGGATGCTGTAGCATCTACGAACCTCAAAAAGATTGATCCCGTCCTCGGAACAGTTCGGCGGGACGATAACGGAAAAATCATGAAACCAGACCGGTGGGTTCCACCAGACATGGTTCGGCTTGTAAAGGAATTCAATGAACAAAGAAAGGTTAGAGGGCTACCTGAAGCGCAAGAGGCCGGTGGGAATTGACGAGATCACCCATCACTTTCTAGTAGACAGGGGAACCGCTTGCAAGTACATCAAGATACTTTGTTTGGAGGGGAAAGTAGCTCAAGTGAAGAAGGGCAAGAAACACTTGTATCAAGAGGTGTCTTTTTCGCCGACAGGCAAACAGTACTTAGATATTGCAGGGAAGACTCTGAAATCAAACTCAGAGGTTTAGCAAGACATCTTGTCGGGATGACTGACAAGAAGAAGAGGCAGGCTTGGTTATTAGGGTTTGAGAAGCACAACGGGCCGGAGGTTACTGGACAACTGAAGTCACTCGTCCTCGACCTCTGGCGCAACCGTTCTTAGCGCACCCTCGTACATCTTCATCTCTTTGACTTTAGCCAGAACTTTGTTCTCGAAGGCTTTGTCGTTGTGTAGGTAACGATGGCAATTGGCACACAGAGGGATGCACTTCTTTATTTCTTCCATTGCTCGTTTCAGAAGGCCATTGGCAACAAGACGGTTTACATCATTCTTGCCTTTAGTAATGACATGATGGAAGTCGATCATTGTGTGGTGGCGATTCTCCCCACACCAGACGCATGAGAGCGTGGACTTGTAGGTTCGCCAGATGGTATAGACATTGCCTTTAGCAACCGCAGCTCTGGCTATATAGGCTTGCTTATTCTTTTCGTAGTGTTTTTTAGAGGCAACCCTTTGGTAGGCTTTCTTTGCCTCTGGATCTTTGAAAGGCATTAAAACTCTTTCGGGTCAAATCCAAATTCCTCGGATATTAGCACAGCATATTTGTCAAAGTTGTGATCGTGCGTGTTCCAAGATTTAGACTTGGCTTGATAGAGTTTGAGGTGAACCATCTCATGCGCCATCGTCTTGATGACGTTATCTAAATGACTAAGTTTCGCCCTAGACATAGTGATGGTGTGAGGGTCTGGCTCGTACTGGCCATAACAGGTGGGGTCGTCGTTAACCTTAAATGTGACCTCAATTGATGGTGGCATCCTGAGTTTGTTAAATGGATGCACCTGTACCAGCATCTCGTAAATCGCTCTACAAGACGCTGACGTGATCTTCATGATAGGTAGAGATTCCTCTCGGCAGTTCGACGCTTTACAAGCCCAGAAAAGACCTTCCCGCCAGCCTTAGTCCACTTCATAAACTCGTCGGCAGCACCCTCGTAATCACCTCGATTGTGTTTAGCACGAAGACCGCTACGCTGTAACGCTCCAAGTCCGACATTAAAGGCAAAGCTGACAAGGCCGTCCATTTGACCTTGAGTAAGAGGGCCAGGGCAAAGACGTAAAACACCCAGTTCAAACCTTCTGAGGTCATCTTTGAGTAATTGATTGACTTCTTCATTGCTCCAAACTCTAAAGTCTTCAATCTTAATCTGAAAAGCCTTGCGGCCATCCTGATTCATAGCGGCCTGCTCGGGGTACATCAAATGCCCAACACCAACCGTCCACAGAGCCACGACATCACGGTAAGGCTTGTTCCTTACTCCTTCATGGTGCTTAATATCGGCTAGGCAAGCCTCAGATACTCCGGTTGGTCTCATTTATCTTACACTTGTCGAAATGGTATCTTCTCATGTTCCCACCACCACCAAACAGACCACAGTGTGGGCATTGAATAACTTTGCGTTTACCTTTACAGGCTTCGCTTAGTTTTTTTGTAAAATCAGGGTTTGAAAGCCTTTTGGCAGCACCATCAATATACTTGGCTGGATCTCTTTTTAAACCTCTTGCTTTCCCATACTTCTCTTTTCTTTCTTCGTCAGAAAGTCTTTTCCTAACGGACTTCATATGCCAGTTGTCTTTTTTTGCTGGGTGCTGGTCTCCGCTCGCAAAACCTATGGCCGTTTTTTTGGAGTTATAAAGAGAGTCAAAAAAACAATCTAAAGCGGCTTCCTCAACTTCTCTGGATTCTTTCGCAGAACCAGACTCGAAAAGAATTTTAAATTCAAACTGGTGTTCTCCATACTTGTTCCATGCTCTTTGCAAGTATGAACAGTAATGAGAGCTTTTCTTTAGGCTTCTTTTATGCTCACGGAAGCGTCTGTCAATGTCAACAGAGCTTCCTATATAAGCATTTCTTGATGGGATATGTATGATCCCATAAACACCTATCACTTTTTGTTCCACCCTCTTGATCCAAACCAGTAACCAACTATACCACCAAGCATAGCCATCTCATCTGACGAGAATATGACTTCGCTTGCATCAAGCATATCTTTTACTGATTCAACCTCACCAGATGTCATAAACCAGTAGGTCAGGGCAAGATTGATGGCAATTAGTTCAAAAACAAACAGAAATGTGACAGCAGGGCGAACAACTCCGTTTAGGTTTACTACCCAGGTTGAGGCCCGTTCCATTATCTTCTGATCGTGAGCAAGAGCAGCATTTTGCATCTGTGCTTCAGCCTGCATAGCGATTTGATCTGTACGGATCTCCTCAACCTTCTGCTGTGCAATATAGCCCCTTTCGGCCATAGCCAACTCTCGCTCATTTTGCATACGAGCAAGCTCTAATTCTTGTTTCTTGTCAGCCTTGTCTTGGAAGAACCCCAAAAGAGAAGGCAGGCCAGAAGCCAAAATGCCACCAAGTGTAGAAATCAGACTAAGCATACTAACCCCCGTAGAAAGCCTCGGACATCTGGCGTATCACACCATTTGCCCACATAAGTAAAACAATGATTAGCGCAGCAGAAAAGCAAGCAAGTTTCAATTGAAACATCTTCTTTCTGTCGTGGCCGTCCTCGGTATAGAGTCTCCTGAACTCTTCCTTCTGGCGTTTCTCGATTTCCTCAACCTTAGACCAGGCATCTTTACCGAACTTATTGATGACCTCGGCTTTTACCTTGGCCTTCATGTCTATGGCTTCACGGACTCGGTTGTATTCGTCCACGGCATTTAAAAAGGCGTAGTCGCCATGAACTTGGATTTGTTTCCTGCGCCACTCCTGACGAGCGGCTAGTTCTTTCTTGCCTAGATCCTGTACCTGTTTGGCTACACCCTCTAGGTCGTCTGCTAACGATATGGCTTCACTGAGACCGCCTATACCGCCTTTGACGGTCTCGATGAATGGATCCATTACTCTTTCCCTAGCCAGCCTTGCACGGTCTTTGTCTCGAAAATTCTAAATCCCGTCCAGATGATCGTAAACAGGGCGGCAACGGCTGGTAGAACTTCAGCCAGAGTACCGAGTACAGTCACAACAGAGAGGCCGTCAGCGACGTGTTTAACGGTCTCAGAGGAGTGATATGCCATTTATGCCTCCGGCCAGTCTTGAGAACTCACGACAGCGATCAGCGCAGGCACGTCGGCGCAGGCAGCGATGGCCGCTTCCAGGCGGTCGGCTTCTGCCACAACCGCAGCTCGGTATCCGGCAACGGACTCAGGCACGGCCACCTGGCGTTCGGCTGAACGGATGATGTACCAATCGGTCTGAGCCAGCAGTGACCCTGCCGTAGCCTTAACCTGTGCCGTCCACTGCGACTTCAGACCCTTAGTTACCAGCCGCTTGGTGGTGTTCTGCATGGTCTCGGTCAGCGGGTTGTACTCTTGGACATACAGTGGGTTGCCGTCTTGGTCAGACTCTTCCCTGTCGTTGAGCAGTTTAGGATTGCCCACGCCCCAGTAGAATCGCTGATCGTAAGACTCAGGGTTGGCTACCTCTACCACGCCTAGTTCAGCACGCAGAGCAGCGTCACGAAGATGAGGGTAGGTTACGCCATCGGCAGAGGTATAAGGTCTGTCGATTGAGATTGGTTGTCCGTTTAGTTCAAAAGCCATTTGTTGCTCCTATCGTGCAAGGCTAAATTTAAAGGGGTTTTCAGCGAATGCCATATAAATTATGGTTCCAGAGGAAGTGTTCAAGTCACCGCCCGTTCCTCTAACCTTAAATCCATTGGACAAGAAATCAACGGTGTTTGAGGTTGCTCCCTCTGCATCTGCAAGGTTTGCTTGTAAATTTGCCAATGCCACGTTGTAGGTATTTCTTGCGGAATCTGCTATTCGCCAGTTGGATGAGAAAGATGATCCTTTCCATATGATGAGGCGGGGCCGGAATCCCAAGTGGACATACGGCCCATCACTACTCCCGTTTCCGGTGTAACTACCGAATGCGCTATAACCAGCGATGGGGGCAAAACAATATCCAACAATGTTTTTGCCGCTTTCGTTTGCATCGCCGTGGCTACTCAAATAAAAGACAGTAGAAGTTGGTGCAGTGTCTTGCCAAAAATTAAATGTTGACGCTGCGCCAGTTCCGTCTAAGGTTAGTGCTTTAGTTGGGCCAAGAGCAGAGTGATAAGTACGCCAATTGGACACCGAACCCCTGTTCTTAAAAATCATCATTGCCGGTGCAACACCTAAACCATGACCAACTGTGGCGTTAGAGCCTGTGCCGGTGTAAGTAACAATCGAGAACCCAGCAGTGGTATTGGCTGAGACGGTGCTGCTGATAGTGCCAGCAGTGTTGCTGCTGCCTGCGCCGCTGGCTTTCCAGTTCCATGCGACAAAAGTTGCGCCATTACCATTAGTTATACTTCCTGAGCCAACAGTAAACCCATCAGAAGCAAAAGCACTCATATCCCCTGTTTGCGTTTCTTCTGCATCTGTTGCGTTTGTAATTAAACGCTGCCCAGCACCACGAACCGCATCCCAGACATTGTTGTTATAAGCATTGCTTCTTGATTTAATCCAAAGCCAGTCTGGTTGAAAACCGACACCAGTTACTGTTCTGCTTGACCCTGTACCCGTATACAACACCGCATTAAAGTAATCCTTGCCCTCCGCAACAGTCGGCGTAGGCAGATTAGTTGTACACAATGCCTTAAAGCCAGAGGGGGCTGCGGAACTAAATACCCTTTGTCCGGCATTAAGAGAAGCGGTAACACCAGCCCCTGTGCTTGCATAAATAAACTGCTTTGCAGACAAACCGGTTGTGATACTTGTCCATGCCCCTGAATCAGTTATGTTTTTATACTGCAAAGAACCCGATGTGCTTAATTGAAATCCGTATGTTTTTCCGTTTGCAATTGTGGTTGTATTAGTTGTTCCCGTGTCTGAGACGGTTCCTGCTGTGGTTGTTCCGCCAGATGATGTTATTTCCCAATAAACATCAAAATTTAAAAGTTCTTGCGTACTTCTAGCGGTATCGTTTGTAACATCAAGGTTTCCATTTGTAGAAGAATCACCGTTTACCAGAGGATTCCAAGTAGCGTAATTCCCACGCACCTCACCACCAACACCGGTGTCTGTGCCGTACCGAGTAGGCGAATCCACCAGAGAATCATTACCAGCACCAGCAGTCACGCTGAAGTTATTAGGTGTCCAGTCATTACTACCAGCAGCGTCATAACCCAATGCAGTAGTGCTGGAGTTATCACCAAAGTCTAGGTAGAAGCCGTTAGTACCGTAGGAGCCAGAGTAGGCTTTAGGCTTCCATACGCCGGTGTCGGAGTCTGTCTCACCGAATGATGAGGGGGTTAGGGCTTGGCCGTCAATGAAGTGAACTTCTGCAAGGTAGCCATTTAAGGCATCACCGCCAGTAGGATCAAGACCAATGCGGTGCAGGTTGTTCTGTCCAATGTACCAACTACCAGATGGGTTGTTAGATGTTGCAAAAGCAGTTACTTGAACACCATTGACATATACGCCAACAGTTGTGCCGCTTACATTTATTACAAAGTGGTACCAAGCACTAGGGTCACGATACTTTGGAGTTAATACCCTAATTGCAGATGTTGCTTTAAAGAACTCAAGAGTTCCGTTACCATCCCATCGAATCATGTCTCTTGCGCCACCACTCTCAGCACCAAACACAACTTGAGTGGAGCCAGTTAATGCAACACCTTTTTGCCACCAAGAGAAAGTCCAAATAGTTGCGCTAGTGCCTGCACCGCTAGGAGTACGATTCAGATAAGCAGAATCCGCAGAGTTGAACCGCAGACTTCTTTCAATCTGGTAGCCGCCTGCTTCAACGGCGAACCCTACAGGTAGGATAGCCATTAAGCCAATGCTCCTGAGTTGACAACATACACATTCGTGCCATCGGAAAAATAACTGAGCAAAAATACCCCTGCGGCAGAGATAGTTGCTAGAGCCGTGGTAGAAACCTTAGTTGTAGCAGCGGCAGAGACTGTGTAGCCACCAGAGTTCACCAGCAGGATAAAGCCAGACTGACCAGCCGTGATGTTGGTAAAGGTCAGCGTGAAGTTACCAGTTGGCGTGCATTTAAAGTTATTCGTAGCCGACATCGAGAACGAGCCATCGTTGTCAGTCGTAACAGTGCCACGCTGAGAGATAGTAAATGTCTGAGCCACGTCCGTCTTGGCGGTATCAGCGTCGTATCCCTGGACAGTAGACCCGATATCAGTTGATACCAACAGAGTCTTAGAGCTGGGGATCGTGGTTCCGTTAATCGGGCCAGTGGTGGTGGTTGAGAGGGTCGCAGTGCCGCTCACAACAAAGTTACCGCCCACAGTCATGGAATCGCCGTCAGAGCCGGTCTCAAAGCGTTTGAGAGCCGCCATGACCTCACGGATAGCGTTATTGATACCTGAAGGCGCACAGCCCTCGGCAATGTTGACATTGTTTACATCGGTATTATTACCCGCCGAAGCGTCGTATTCTGAAATCTTTGTCTTTGCCACGATTTACTCCTGGATGTTCTGGGCTTCCCCAGATTGGATAAGAAGATTATAAAGCTCTGGGGTCAAAATGAAAGGCGCACGTTGGCCAGCCATGCTTACAGGACGAGCCGCAAGACCAAGGCCATAAGCAGCCTCTCCCATAAGTCTAGGAGATGACAAAGCGGCAGCAGCGGCGGCTTGAGGCAATTGACCAGTCAAGCCCAAATAACCGGTAAGACCTCCACCCGTAACCTGAGACATACCCCTTGGCACAACAGACTGTAGAGCCTGTCCTGCGATACCAGGCATCATCATCTGGCCACCTTGCTGTTCAAGTTGTTGAGCAAGCCTTACTCTCTGGCCATAGTTTGTTTGGACATTGTCCCGCATAAGTGACTGAAGTTTACGCATAGCCGTATCAGCAGAGGCTTTATTACCGAGAGACAAAGCCCTCTCTATCTCTTTGATCTGATCTATTGACTGCGTGTAGTCACGCATTACGTTTGCGTAAACTGGAGCCTGCTTTACAATCTCAGACTTAATTGCTCCGTATACTTGATTGATGGTGTTATATGAGTTTGTCTTTGGGTCGAGTTTTTCAAGAACAGAACCAACCGATTGCTTAAGAGCGTCCATGCCCTCTGGAGTGTGATACTCAGCAGGATCTAATGTTTTCCAGTTAGCCACAATCTCTTTGGCCTTGGAAACCTCACCAAACGCAGCCTCATCCTTAATCTGGCCCTTAAACTTAGTTCTTTTTTCTGCGTCTGCAAGAGCTTTGTCAATTCCATCAAAAGACAGGACAGACTTGTCTTTAGAGATATTGACCATTCCAGACCTGTATTGCTGAGACTTCATATCACGCAGGACGTTTAGGTTTTGTTTTGCAGCGTTCAGAACATTCTCTGGGTCTGCTACCCCGCTGATGTTTTCACGGAACTGTCTAGCCCTCTCTCCACCAGCTTTACCGGCTTCAAAAGCCTGTTTGATAGCTCCGCCGCCTGCGCCAGTAGTTATACCAGCCACAGGAGCCAAAACGCCTGTAACGCCCCTAGCAACAACTGACAACGGGTCAATAGAACTTCCAATGCGCTGAGTTGTTGCGGCCACCTTAGATGCGCCTGGAACGGCCCTCATTGCTGCGCTTCCACCATAAAAGATGCTTGCTGCGTCAGCCAAAACACCGGCTGGATCTTCTGCAATGGCTTTTTTAGCACCTTCAACAGACCCATATCGGTCTACATAAAACTGACCAACCTGTTTGGCAACCTCACGAGAGGCTTTGTCTTCACCAATGGCTTGGACAAGCCTTTCCGGTAGAACCGCCTGTAGCGCACCAGCACCAAGGTCTAAAACTGTTTTGGCTGTCTGGATAGGATTGGTTACTGCGGTAACAAGGTTGCTAACAAGATTAATGGTGGAGCCTGGAAGATTCCTAATAGCACCAGAAGCAACATCGCCTGCGCTTAACTGCCTTTGTTGAACCATACTATTGGCAATTTGAGCAAGTCGAGTAGCAGCCTCAGTATCACCAGCAGCATCAGCGTTTCTTAACGCTTGCATTACCTCTTCATAGGTAGGCATCTTATCGGTTGCCTTTCAGGTACTTGTTAATAAGATTTTGGTCACCTGAGTTCATTGGTGCAACTGGAGACCCAGGAGATGCAGTTGGGTTCTTTTCAAAGAAGTCTTGAACTGGGTTGCCAAGATCACGCAAACGCCTACGACCTTCCGCTGGGCTAATTTCACCATCAAGAACCGCAGAAGCAATCTCACCCTCTTTAACCAAGTATTGGTTAATTTGTTTCATGCTCTCAACGATTCGCTTGTTCGCACCAGGCTGGTTGATGATTCTTGGCAGAGATTCTTTATAGAGGGCCAAGTCAGCATCAGACATAGTTCCAGAACCTGGAGGACGTTGCTGCGGAACAAGTTTGTTAATAATTGCTTGAGCAGCCTGAATCTCATCAAGACCTTCTGTCTTAATGCCAAGGTTTCCTGCGGCCTGTTTAAATGCAGCAGCACCGCCAGTTCCAACTTTGTCAAGAATGTTTCCAAGTCTTTGCACGTCTCTCGATGATCTTTGTGCCTCAATGCCAGACTTTTGAATATCAGAAAACACAGTGGCTTGAGCCTCTTGTGCCTTCTTCTCAAATGGGCTTGCTTTTTCTCCGGTGTTAACAGTAACGCCAGGAGGCTTCTTCATAGCCGCAAATTGCTCAAGAGTTGTACTAGCTGGAATTAGTCCAGCGGATCTTGCTGCGGCAAACTCTCCAACCATTCCTGGCAATTCTGGGGTTTTTGTGGCTGTTAGATAAGTTCCAAGACCTTCCATGCCACCATATTGAGCAAGAGCAGCCAATGCACGGTTACGGTCAATGGTTGCTGGGCCTGTAGGTGTAGCCTGTCGAGCAACATCCACATCGCTCATACCAGACTCAAGAGCCATTGGATCAATGTTCGACTGCGCTCTTTGGTAATCAGGCATTGTCAGAGATGGTGTAATAGCACCTTGAATAGCCTTTTGTAGATTAGCCTCACGCTCACGCTTTGCCATCATGTCCTTGACCTGCATATTTGTAAGCAGGTCTTTAAGCGTCTGGTCAAACGAGCCACGATAAGACTGCACAGCACCAGGAGCAGCCAAAGCCAGAGCCTCTAGCGTCGAGGTTCTACGGCCACCTTGAGGAATAGCAGCACGGATCAACCCCTGGCTAAGTCCTAACAGACCTTGCCTAAAAGCATCTTCTTGGGCCTGTGAACGCTGCTCGGGTGAGAGCAGACTCATAAGAATTTCGTTTGCCATATAAGTCCTATACCAAAGATAGACGCTGACGAGCAGCTCTGTTTTCAGTCAAAAGGTTTAGAAGCCCAGAGTAGTCAACCGCACCGCCAGCACGACCAGCAATAGACTGTTGTGGGATTCCAGAAGGGGTTGGGTTAAGCAAGGAGTTAGCCTTTAATGCTGCCTCAACAACCTTGCCTGGGTTTACAGAGTAATCAGCACCGGATGCGGATGTGACATTCCCACCCACCTCTTTAGCGAATGGATCCATTGTGGCTCCACCAGCAGTTAGACCTCCACTCGTGTATATCTTGTCATACGGGAAGGAGGTCGCAAGACTACCAGCAATATCAGCAGCACTAGCCCCCATAACTGCTTGATTGGCAGCCTCAGCAGCAATAATTGGGTCTACGCCAGCAGCAATAAGGTTCTGCTGGATCATTGCCACATCTTTAGATACACCGGCAAGATTCGCAGCGTCTTGTGCTACTGTTGCAGCATCTGCGGCCTCCATCAGGGCGGCGGCATCCTTGGTATTTGCAAGATTTGATAACTGGTCAAACCCCTCTGTTAAGCCTTGCATCATGTAGTACTTAACAACCGCTTCAGCAGCGGCGTTGGTGTACGGCACAATACCGCCACCGCCTGGGTCAAACCCTAAGATGTCGTCAGCAATAGTGTCACCAAGTACGTCACGGGCAACATCATAGATGCCACCACCACCAGGATCAAAACCAGCAATATCGTCTACTACCACATCGACGACATCATTGATCGGATCCATAATGTTTTCACCAACCCAGCCACCACACATTTAGATCTCCTTGTGAGCCACAAACCCACAGGTCTTGTAGCCAAGCGCAGAATAAAACTTGTTCACCAAATCTGTACAGACATCAACGCTAGATCCAACATTGATGTCTTTACAGCCTAATTTTTTGCAATAACTCTCAAAGTCTTTGACCATCCGCATAGCACTAATTCCACCCCTATGCTCTGGGTCTGTATAGAGAACTAACTCGTATCCGGCCAAATCATCCGAGAACCACATTGGCTGAACCACCCCAATCATCATTCCAATTGCTAGATCATCTTTATATGACAAACAACAGTAGTTGGCCTCTATAAGCCTTACGAGCTTTTGTTCATTAAGACTAAACTTCTTATGCCTTGACTCACCGTGCATTAGCCTAGCAAGTCTTAAGAAACTTTCCTTTTGATCTTTTGTGTACCTCTTAATCAAAAGAATCCTTTAAGGTAGTCATAAGCGTCAGAGTAAGCCTGTTTAGGAACTACGCTTGCTGCGGTTCCAAGGAGGCCAAGCGTCAATGCCGTGTTATTAGTTCCAGGCTGTTGGGCGGCGTAGGAAGCAGACCCAAGCGGGGTTCCGTACACACTCGATAAGAAGGCATTGAGTTGTTGGTAAGGAAGTGTCTGCTCGTACTGATAACGCTGCATAGCCTCTTGTAGAGGTGCTTGTGCAATTGTTTCTCTTGCCTGACCAATTTGAGCAAGAGTCTGAGACGGAAGCATCTGCGCCCCATAAAACTGAGGAGCCAGCGCACCCAAAGCAGCCTGTTGCCCTAATGCCTGTTGTTGCATTGCACGCTCACGAGCGTAGTCACCATAAGCAATATTTGTAGTCACATCGCCAATAGCACGAGAGGCGGCTTCTTGGGCCTGAGAAATGGCACGTTCTTGTGCGCCTGACCCGTAGCGACCAGCCCTAGAGAAAGCCGATTGAAGAGCTGGAAGGGTGGATTCTGCGAACTGCTGCTGAATAGGACGGGTAGCGGCTTGGATAGCGGCTTGCTGGTACGGAGAACC